ATCAACTGCACCAATAGTACAAGAGGTACGTGGTAGAGATTGGATTGAGTATGGTACAGAAGATTGGAAAAATTTATATCCACAATTCCTTATAGACTTATATTATTCTAGTTCTATTTCAGCAGCAATAATCAATGCAACAGCAGAAATGATTGCAGGGGAAAATCTTATTATAGAAAATGAAGAAGATAGAGATTTAGAAGCTAGAGTTAAATTGCAGAACTTTATGGATAGAGCAAATGGAAATGAAAGTTTGCACGAAGTCTTAAAAAAGGTAGCTTTTGATTTTAAATTACAAGGAGCATTTGCACTTAATATCGTATGGTCAAAAGATAGAACACAAATAGCTGAAATATACCACGTTGATGTGTCTAAAGTTCGTTGTGCTAGACCTGATGAATTTGGTAAGACTAAAGGTTACTACATCTCAGCAGACTGGTCAAATACTAGACAAAACAAACCTTATTATGTTTCTTGCTTTAATGTTAATGATAGAACATCAGCTAATCAAATAATGTATTCAGGATTATATAGTCCTAATATGAACTCTTATTATACACCTGATTATGTAAGTTGTAATAATTGGGCTTTAATTGATTCAAGAGTTTCTGAATATCATCTTAATAATATTAGCAATGGATTTGCAGGTAGCTATATGATTAGTTTTGCAAATGGTGTTCCAACACAAGAAGAAAGACTACAAATAGAAAGAAGTCTTACTGAAAAATTTTGTTCAGAAACTAATTCAGGAAAATTTGTTTTAACATTTTCAGATGATAAAACGAGAACACCTGATATAACACCAATAAGTACAAGTGAACTAGATAAACAATATTTAGCACTTCAAGAGTTGCTTACACAAAATATACTTTCAGGACATAGGGTTACAAGTCCTATGTTAATGGGTATTAAAAATGATACAGGATTAGGTAGCAATGTAGATGAATTAAATAGTGCATCTAATTTTTATTTAAATACAGTAGTAAAACCATTCCAGGATCATATTGTTAAAATGCTTAGAAAAATATTCCAAGTTAATGATATGGATATGCCTGTTAATTTTGTACAGCTAAAACCAATCACATTAGAGTTTACATCTGAGGACTTAAAAGCAGTAATGACAGAAACAGAAATTAGAGATGAATTAGGTTTAGAACCTTTAGATGTAGAAGTAAGAGAGGATTTTAGTAAAGTAGGAATGATTGATGGAAAACCTGTTTTTAGCACAATAGAAGAAGCTGAAGCACACGCAAAGACTTTGGGGTGTGAAGGGTATCATCCACACGAATTTGAGGGTAGAACTGTTTATATGGCTTGTAAAGACCATTCATCAGCAACAGAACTAGCAAAATTTATAGATGAATATGGTGAAGATTTACCTGAAGATTGGGAATTAGTAGATGAAGAAAAGGTTGTAGATGAACATCCTGAATTTGATTTTGAAGAAGTATTAAATGATGTAGCACACGAAAAAGTAGAGTTAGCATCAACAGGTAGAGCTTTACCTGGTAGAAAGTCAGAACAAGATGGTATATCTAAAAAAACTTATGACTATTTTAGAGTAAGATATGTATATGCTGAAGATAATTTTTTAGTAAATAAAACAGGTCAAGAAAGACCATTTTGCAAACAAATGATGGGTGCTAAAAAGTTATACAGAAAAGAAGATATTGTAAGTATGTCAGATAAAGTTGTAAATGATTATTACTATTCTAAAAACCAAAATAGAAACATAGGATGGGGGCCTAAAGGTGCTTTAAAATATGATATCCTAAAGTACAAAGGAGGTGGTAATTGTCAGCATTTTTGGTTAAGACAAATTTACAAAACTACTTTAGGAAAATCAAGAACAACTAAGATAGATGATGCTGATTTAATAGGATATACAAAAGCTGTTTCAGAAGGATTTAGACCTGAAAAGAATAATCCATTAGTAGCTAAACCACCAAAAAGAATGAAGAATAAAGGATTTTTAACACCGAGATAACTATGGCATACGTATTATTTATATCAGAACAAAAACTTAAAGACTCAACAGCAATCAATTTAAATGTTTCA